GTTGCACTGGTGCAGCAACGCTATTCAACAAACTTCCTGCAGTAATTGCCATAATTTTGTAATTTTAAATTGTTATTTATTGTTTTTAATTCTAAACTTAAAATCATTAGAGTTATCACCTAATACCTTTACCTTTACACCTCCAGCTTCAACTTCACCAAAAGCTTGTCTTGGCGCCATATCAACGTTTTTAGATTTAGCTATACTTTCTTTTAAAGCATCAGCTTTACCTTGTTCATAAAAGTGTTTAGCAATAGCATCAGAGTTCATTGCCGTAAACAAAGACTTGTGATAACCCGCAGCATCTTCCATTTCATTATTTTTGTTCAAGAACTTCTTTACAAAATTATTAATGTCGCTTTGAGTTTCTTTTACCTCGTTTGTATTTTTAACATTAAACCTATATCTTTTATCACCAACATTATAATCAAAACCTTTAAAGTTTTTATTAAATAAGTTGTCAGTTTTTAATTTAAAAGTTTTAGTTTGTTGTTCTACAACTTTTTGATTCTCTTCTGATTCTTTGTTGTATCTATTAAAGAAGTTAACAGCTTTCTGTTGTTCAGAGGTCAACCTTGACCCGGCTTTAATTTCTTCATAGTATTTAGACTTTTGCCCGTCTAAGTGGCTTCTAGCGCTGGCAACTTGCTCTTTAAACGCTAGTTTTTTTCTTTTTATTTCTCTTTCAGTATTTTCTTCTTCATCGTATGAAAAAGAGTCTTCCATTAAAAAATTAATTTCTTCGTCTGTAAGATGTTTTTTAGTTTGTCTATAGTATTCTCTTAACACGCTATTGTCATCGTATTTACTATAATCTTGATTTAACCTAACATAATCTTCAACATCACCACCAGTCTCATTCATAAAATCCATGAGCTTTTGTATATTTTCTGGAAGTTCTTTACCTGTTTCTTCAGCTTCAGCTATAGCCTCTTTAGTTTCTTCAACTAGCTCTTCTGTTTGTTCTTCAACCTGTTCGTCTGTTACTTCTTCAATAACGGGTTGTTCATCTTGAACGCTATCGGGTTTTTCACTTTCTCCGGTAACTTCTTCAACGACTTTTTCGTTTTCTTCCTGAACCTCTCCGCTAGTTTCGGGTTTGTCGCGTACAGGAACCTCATCTGTGCTTTGCTCTGAAACGGCATTTTCTTCTTTTTTTGGTGGGTTATTTAAATCTACTTTGATGATATTATCATCTTTTGTTTCTTTTTTTGTACTAAGATCTACCTTAGTAACATTATCAGTAGCCTTTTCAGCTACTTTTTCTTTTTGTTTTTTAGCCATAATATAATATAATAATAATTAATAAATTTTATCTAGGATCAAATGTACCTAAATCAAAGTCTCCACTAAGTATATCATTACCTGCAGACTCAAAGTTTTTAGGTGGTTTATCACCTTTTCTTTGATCAATTAACTCACTTTGTTGAGTTGCTTGTATTCTTGTTCTTTCATCTTTACGATTTTCTTTTTCAGTTTCTTTTTGTTTTTGAGCGTCAACTTCTACGCTTCTTAACTGCATATTCATCTGAAACTCTAATTGCATTAGTTGTTTTTTGTATTCAACTTCTTGTGCTTGTTTTTGACTTTCAAGCTGCGCTTTAATTTGTTCTAGTTGAGCTTGCACTTGGGCATTAGCTTGGTTCTTTTGAACTTCAGCTTGAGCCGCAACTTGCTGCGCTTGAGCATTAGCTTGAGCTTGAGCCTGTATATTCATACGTTGAGCTATTTGATCTCTTTCTTGTTTCTTTTTTCTTCTAATTTTTAAAAGTTGATTAGCTAGTTTTACGTTTTTAATATCTCTTAAATCAATAGCGTCTTCAAGTTCTATGCTTTGTTGAGCTAAAGCTTGTTGTATATTGTTTTCTAATAAAGCTTTTTCTTCTTCATCTGGTGATAATTCTATAAATATACCAAAATCATACAAGTGTAAGTTAGACATTTCATCTAACGTAGCTACATTATGAGCGCCTATAGCTTGTATAAAAGCATCTTTTGTTGGTGAATATTCTATTATATCAGATATTCTAAGTGATAATTGCTCAGCTACTTCAGAAGTTAAAAACAAACCAGACTGCAGTATATGTCTTGTTGCAGTATTACTATTTGCTGCTGCTAATTTTTGAACACCTACTAAAGCGTTTTTATCAGGTAAACTACCATCTCTTGCTTCGTTAAGACCAGTTGTATCTCTAATCATCTGTAAGTAATAGTTGTAGTTTGCTATTAAAGCTTGTATTTTATTACCACCACTACCACTTGTTATTTCTTGTACTGGTACTTTACCAGGGTTCATATCACCCTCTGACGTTAAAGATCTACCAATAACACTACCTGTTTGAAAAAACATATTTAATGCTTCTTGTGGGTTGTAGTTAGTACCATTACCTAAATCTATTTCAGCAAGACCATCGGCGTCTAAATAAATACCATCTGGTATCATACGCTGCATGACTTGCTGTAATTTTAAATGTGTTAACTGTATCATATCAGCAAAACCAGTGATACGTCTAACTAAACTCTCTACTTTACCTTTATACATACGAGGCGCTACAATTGAGTAATTCATTTTTACTTTATTGTAATCACTTTTAGGGCGCATCATATTTTTAGACAACTCCCATTTTAAAAGTTTATTGCTACCTAATATTAAAGCTCCTTCGTATAAAACTTCTATAGCTCTTTGTAATCTTGCAAAATTACCTTCTTTATCTTCTGGCGGATTAAAAGTATCATCTTTTTCTATAGCTTTTTCTGCGCCACTACCTGTTTCTTTTACTTTATAAACTTCGTTCATATATGTTTTATAATTAAAATATAAAACTTGAACTTTATTATTATCTATTTCTCTACGGTTAAAAGAGCCTTCGTTATAATTTGATTGACTGTAACTTTTATTTTTTACTATATCTTCTAAATCTTCTTGCTCTAAAAACGGAAACTCTTTAGCAAGTTCATTTACAGGTATAGACTTAACTTCACCAACATAATATAAATCTTCAAAATAAGGTGATTCTGTATACGAATAAACTAAATCTGCTGGATCAACATATTTAATAGTTACACCTTCAGAAGTATTAAACTCTGTTTTAACAGCACCAATACCTAGCACTGTTAAGTCGTAATAAAAACGTTTTTTAATTAACTCGTATCTATTACCTTCCATTAAAACATTTAAAGCTTGTTCTTCTGCTAGTTCTACAGCTTGCTTGTAAGTAAGTTGCATGTGTAATGCTAACTCTTCTTCAGACTCAGGTAAAGTTTCAGGATCATTTTCAGATATTTGAATACCAAAAGCTTGTTCAGTAAATTCATTTAAATCAACACTTCTCATGTCACCTAGTATAGACTCCATGTACTGAGTTCTTTTTTCTATACCATAAGGATCTTGTGAGTAAGCTTTTATATCGTAAGTACGTTCAGCTATACCGTTAACTACTATATCAACAAACTTAGGTATTATAGGTACAGGTTTCCAATCAAGATTTAAGTAGCTTAAGTCACCATTTATAGATAACTCATCTTTATACTTTTGTATTGACTGTTCACCTCTAGCGTATAATCTTAAATTATGATAATTGTTTTTATTAGTTGTGTATCTAGTTTGATTATAATCATTGTAAAACCACTCTGTTTCAATAGCTTTAGCAATTTTTAAACCATAATCATAGCTAAGCTTTTCAGCATCACTGACAACTTGACTTGGAAAATAACTTTTTATAACAGACTCTGCCATATATTTATTTTATTATTTTAGAATTATAACCAGTATTACTATATCTGGATATGTTTATATTTAGTTTTTGTTTTTCAACGTTTGGGTTTGGTGCGTATAAATGCCTATTGCAAGCCATAATAGCTAAGCCACTACTAATTGTTGCATCAAACTTTGTACGTTTGTTTATATCAAACTTACCCCAATCGTTTAATGTTCTATTAAAGTACATACTTCCATAATCACCAGTTTGCATTTGGCCAACATGACCTTGTATATACATTTCCACTGCAGCTGCATGCGCTTGTTTTATATCTTCACTTGAATTAGGTATACCACCTATTTCTTTTTCAGCTGTTGACAGCTTGTTCCAAGACTTATCAGGACGATTCATACTATAACCTCTATAACCACGTCTTCGTAAATAGTATAATAATCTTGGTTTGTTGTTTTCCGCGAGCAATGGCATACCGTAAAATACTAATGCCATTAATACATCTTCAAAAAATATATCAGCCGTTTGTGGTCTAGCTATATACTCTAGGAAAAAATGATTTGGTGGTGCGTCATCCATGCTAAATCTTGTTAGCCCATGTAAAGAACCTTTTGAACCTTTACCGTCTACAGTACCGCTAATATCGTAGCTGTCGCAGCCAAAAGCGCCCAAATGATCATTGCCAGGGTATTTGCTTCCATTTTTTAATTTAATTTTATTTTGTAAGTTTGACGGTGGTACCCAGCTGATATTAAATCTACCTTTTGGATCTGGATAAAATATTATTTGTGTGTCTTTTATACCGTTAACCCATTGAAAGTTACCTTTGTTTACTGGTGGTTTTACACCATCATTATAATCTATTTGTTCGTATATTCTAACTAAATTAAATATACTATTTTTTGCTTCATCTCTAAACGCGTGTTCTTCAGTTCTTGGAAACTGCCTGTAAAATTCGTTTAATGCGTCTTGATCATTTTTTAAACCATCAGCTTCGTTTTGCCAATGATCTATAATACCATAATCTATTAATTCACCGTCTGGTCCGTATACATCATCACTTGGACTATTAAAGACTGGATCTCCGTACTCATCAATAAATCCTTCGTAGTTCCACTCCATAGGGATAAAGAGAGAATAAAGGCCAGACTTTGTTTGTCCATTACGATTTCGTCTTGATACATCTGAATCATTGTATAGTTTTTTAAAGTTATCACCTCCTTTATCTAACGAGTTGCTAGTACTACCCATCATACACTTACCAATTATTCTACTACCTAACCTTAAACAAGTTTTTGTAACTCTCCAGTTGTTTAATATGTTATCAGGCCTTTCCCACTTACCGCTTTCATCGTGTACTAATAAGTTTAGCTTTTCACCATCATAACTATTATCACCTGTATTTTTCCAATCTATAGTTGTATCTAATCCTTGTAAGTCTTCTTG